ACCCAAATCTTAGGGCCTGCCAGTGTATCGAAGTCCGTCTTCCCGGCCCAGACCATACCGGCTTGCAACCCGGCTGACCTATGGGAAAGGTCCCAGCAAGACCTGGGGATGATATCTCCCGCCAGGTAGCCGGTGAGAGGATGGCCGGAGATTGTGCCCACATCCGCACATTCGCAGTGGAACCCGCCGATCTTTCTTGAGTTGTCTGCCGTATAGCCAGCTGGATACGTAGTTGCCGCCGAAAGTAATATCACCGGCACATAACCGCTCACGGGGACGCAGGCATAGACATAGAGGTCCTTGCCGGCACGATTGGCGGGGGTAGCATACTGCGAATCGTCCCAATTGGCTGCGGTGTCCAGGTCCAGCTCTACCTCTGCCGCCAGCTCATAGGAGTGGTTCCCAGCTCCCCCGACATTCATGATCAGGTGGCTGGGGGATACGAGCGTCCTGCGGTCGGCTGCCGTGCTGCTGCCCTTGTTTTTCCACATCCTATTACGATTGTAATAGGCATCTTGCCTCCCAGGGAGGCGGTTTAGGAATGTCATAAAATCACCATCTTCAGATTCATTGTAATATTCAGCCCAAGCCGATTCGTCTGCTTCATCGCAATCAGGCAGCCCTAGAACAAGATCGACACTGAACCTTTTTCGACATATAGGGCAATCACAAGTTGAAGCATCTTCGCCCGGATCGACATCATAAGGCAGTGTATGCCCATTGGGGCAGACGACATCTGCCCCCACCAGGATACTTGTCTCAAAACCAATTCCGCACACTGGGCAATGATAAGATCCGGTTGCCATTCATGCCTCCTGGCTCATGGGGTGTCGAGCTCTTCGGCGATTATTTCGAGAAGAGCAGTCATGTCATCGATCTTGGATAGCATAGTGGCGTCGGTGACGCCACCCGCGGCGGCGCTGGCGACTAAGTCTCGAAGATACTGAGTGTCCGTTGAGCGATCCCCTGGTTCCACTGCCATAAAACACCACCCTTTATTTATCCGGCTTCGCTTCTTCCAGATTTACTTCTTCGTAATCCTGCGGGGATTCAAGAACACGTTTGAGGGTGGCTGGATCAGCCACCTCCCAAACCGCGCCAGTCCGCGTGTTCTTGAACTGTCTGGTGGTTTCGGCCATCTATGTCACCTTCAGGATTGCCATCTTTCCCGTGACCATGTAACTCCCCACATTTATGTATCCAGTACTGTTCAAGAACCGAGCGCTTTCCAGTGGGCCCACAATCACGGTTCCGGCTCCAAGCATGTCATCCATTGTTAGGGTTAGGTTGCCGATGCCGGACCTGAATGCAGGCGGGTTATCTCCGGCCATCACGTTCAGGACGTCCACGGTTGGATCGGTGACGTCCCAGGAAGTGACATTCACGAGCAGGAAATAGTCATATGCACCATCTACCGCGAAATTGCAGGTGGAGCCGTTCCCAGCGATGTTCGTCCATGCGGCCGACATTCTGCTCCAGTCGTTTGGATCGGTCAAGGAGACCGGTGTCATGGTCGTATACGTTGCTCCGGCCAGCCCCAACAGGAGCATGGCCGCCAGAAGAGAGAGTAATATCTTTCTCATAAAATCACCTAGAAATTACAGGTCATGACACCAAGATAGTCCGGCTGTACCACTTTCGCTCCGTAGAGGTTGTGGCCGCGAACGATATCAGCGAACTGCTTCTGGTGCCGGATAGACTCGACCATCGCTATCTGATCTGCGAAAGATATAGCCTCAGACGTGCCGAAAAGGATCTTATACTTCGCCCCAGCCACGTTGGGTACATTGTGGCTTACGAATAAATCAAAACCAGCTAGGTGCCCAATTCGGCCAGTCGTTGCAATCGTGTTGCCGACCTGTGGAGCGGAAGCACCTGAGACGTGCAGCTCCTTGATTGCGAGTGCTTCCATGGCGGGAGGTATGATCATCCAGCGGCCATTAGTCGGCACAAGCGAGTCGGATAGTTTCCGGCCACAGTCGACAATAAGATTAAAGACGTTGCTGGCATCATTGGCCGTGGCATTGGGCGACTTGGGGCTAGCATCCGATCCGACCAAATTGGCGGCGCTTGCATCCGTATATAGAGATGCAACGTACTGGTCCATCTTGTCCTGCATCCGGTAGGCAGCCTTTTGCATCATGGGAGTGAGGAAGTTTCCTGCCGCCTGCTTTTTCTGCTTATCGGTGACCAGGAAGCGGAATGCCTTGTCTTCCGTGATCTCAAGCAGCGTGTCAGCATCGGTTGGGGGGACGGCGTCTGCCATATCAGTTCCATCGGTGTAATCTATAATATCGACGTCCCCGAGGCCAGTGATGTGGACCTTGTCCCCTCTCTGGCTGATCTCTCCCTCATAATTTCGGTTTACTATGCCTGTCTGGGCATATATGAGGTTCTTTCGCGCAAAATTCAGAACCAATGATGCCCAGAATTCGGGTATAAAATTTGAAATTGGCATATTATCCCTCGATGACCCTGCCTTCGCTCATCGCCTTCAGGATCTCGTCTTGGTTTTTGATATGATCATCATATGACATTCTGGCGATCTCGGATATCTTCCAGGTCTTCTTTCCTGGTGTCCCAGACACGCCCGGATTCCCAGCGCCTTGTGCGGCGTTCGGCGTTCCGTCCTGCTGATTCCCCGGCTGGGGCGCCGGTGTGGTCTCGATGGTGAGCAGCTTGAGTTCTATGAGCTGCCCTATACTTGCTTGAATTTCCTCGCGAGTCTTGCCCGCGATGTTGAGGTGCTGAAGAAGTAGCGGGATCTGCTTGGACGGTACGCCCGCCGTCATGAGGGCTTCCATCCTAGCGATCTTGAGATCTGCCCCGGAAAGCGTCTCTCCGGTGGGAGGTGCTGGTGGCTTGGCCTTCTTTTGGGTGGCCACGAAGTCTTTGAGCCCCCCTGGCTGGAGGCCTAGCTCTTTTTCGATACCGCCCATCTTCTCTGCCCATCGCTGGTTGAACTGCTCCTGGGTCATGATGAACTCTTGAGCAGGAGGCGGATTGTTCCCCGGCTGTGCCGGTGATGTTGCTGGTGGTTGTGGTTGCCCGCCTTGTGCTGGATCGTTTGCGGGAGGCGTGCCCGCTGGATTATTTTCGGTCATGTGGAGATCTCCCGCCGATTAAGCCCGGCGTTGGCTTGTGATAGCGAAAAGATGATTATGATTTTTGGCGAGCGTTGTTCTTAGCGGCCAGGCGGTCTATTTCCGCCTGTCTGGCAGTCTCGCCCTCTTTGCCTTGCAATCGCCCTATGAAGCGATCCTTTTCTTCGGGTGCCAGGCTGATCACATGCAGACACCCTACATGCATCAGGCCAGCCCCGCGCGCCTCGTCAAGTGGCGGATAGTCCTTGTCTCCACCGGACAGGCTCAGAGTCCTGCCTTCCCAGGGCTGGCATAACTCGCAGCTCCCGGAATGGCTGGAGATCCTAACGAGGTCGTGACCCTTCTCTAAAAATCTATTAATCGTCCCGGCGCGAAATGCCTGATTTGTCGATTCTTGTGCAAGCATTTTGGCGTATCTGGATAGATCCCATTCAACCCCATTTTTTGCAGTGAATCCGGTTATACCACGCCTGGAAAGCTCTTCTCTGATTCGTTTTGCGGCCTTCTTGGTCGTCTCATAACCGATTACAGAGCCCCGGACGTTCTCAAGAGCAACTTGCCTGAATATGTCCTCAGTTTTTCGCCCAACGACGGTATCAACGTCAACCAATCGGCTGTATGTGTTTTCTGCAAGAACATTTACTGCTTCGGTGTGGATCTTTCCAAAACCCGCGAGGACTTCATTGCCTGAAAGAGGGTCTTTGTCCGCCCACTTCATACCTTCCAGGTAGCTGGAAGGCACGGCTTCTTCAGTCCATTTCTTCCCGCCTGCCAGGAGCTGAGATCTGATCTCTCGGACCCTGGCCAGTACGGTTTTCTGCCATGTTAAACTGTAAGATTCTGGTGATTTCAAGAGAAGTCGGTTCACTTCTCGAAGTATTTCTTTTTCTCCTTCGTCATAAAGCCGAATCAAGCGACGGGCTTGAGCATCGTTCAAAGGAGAGGGAGCCATGCAAATCCGTGTCGAAACTGATCTTTGGATTAATTGCCCAATGATTGATCAAGAGCGCAAACCAATGCCATCGTTCATGGCAAGTCTTCCCGTGGCAACTTGCACATAAGGTGACTAAAAGCCAGCCTTTGCCCTTACATCCCTGTATCGTGTCGCTTGTTACTGATTTAATCCTTCGTTCATGGGCGGCAGCGTGATCTGTGGCGCTTCCGGTGCGGCTTGTTGTTGTGCCTGCTCCGCGCCCCTGATCCGGGCAATTTCCTTTTGCAGGGGCGAATCAGGATCATCACTCATCTCATAGTCCTGGGCTGTAGCGACCGCAGTCTCTAGGCTCATGAAGCCGGATGCGTATGCTGTGGAGACGAACAGAATCGTTGCTGCTTGATCTTTTGGTAGACCGTTCCTGATATCTACCGTGATCTTTCCGATGTCAATGGGATTGTCAATGAGCTGATTATAATATGCTTCGACCTTCGGGATAGCCTTTTTGAGCGCTCTTGCGAAGCGCTTCACCCTGGAGAGAGTGGGCTGCAGTTTCAGAGCGAGAGCCGTACCACTCTCTGCTTTATTTGCCTCTTCGGTCTTCACCAGATCAAGCATGTTGAGAAGCTGGTCCATCTTGTCCTCTATGGCTCTCTCGACGGCACCTAGCTCGGCTTGCCATGTCAGGTACTCGGCACGAAGGGATCCGGGCTCTAGCAGAATAGGCTCGTCCAGGCGGATCTCCCAAACCTGCTTTGCGTGATTGAAGTGATTGAAAGCGCTCTCTGGAGCCTGGAATACTGGCCGGCTAAACTTTGCAAGGACCTCCTCACGGCGAGCGAATGCCAAATCGAGTGCTTCGATGAGTGAGACCACTGAGGGAGTGTAATCTGACCGCCCATAGCGCCGCTCGGAGCTGAGGGCATTATCTACCCGGATGATTAGGATATCCTCTACGCCAGTAAGCTGCTTGCCCTCTCCGTCCACAACGATGCCCGCATAGGCCGGGAATGTCGTGAGGTCCTGCCTTTCCCCAAGCTTTCCTTCTTCCAGTTCAAAGAGGAGGTGCTGAATGTAGCCCTTGCCATGAATTGTAAACTTGATGAACTCTTCCTTTTCGACGGTGAACTTGTGGAAGAATACATACTCCGTGACTTTGCGAATGTTTCCA